GTCGGGAACTAATCTCTCCCCAAAACGCCGGACCCGCGTAAACGGCGAGCGAAATGGCGCGGAAATCGTGGAGCTAGTTCCGCCTCGGCTGGAAACGCCGAGACCGTCCGACGTTACCGGCTCCTATGGCGCCGAGGCGCGCGGCTGGATTCGCGAATACCTCGGTTCGGAATTGCGGCCGTGGCAGGCCTACGCGCTGGAGCGGATTCTGGAACACCGCGAGGACGGCTCCCTCCGCTGGCGCCGCGTGATCCTCACGGTCTCGCGCCAGTCGGGAAAGTCCGTCCTCGCTCGTGGTCTCTGCGGCTGGCGCGTCGGCGCCGCTGACCTATTCGGCGAGCCGCAGCTAGTCCTCCACGTCGCGAACCTCCGCTCCACGGCCGGCCTCATTTGGAAAGAGGCGGCGCGCGAGCTGGAGGAGACGATCGGCGCGCGCGTGAGGCGCGCCAATGGCCAGGAGGCGATCGAGCTGGCCGATGGATCGGCCTGGCGGCTCGCGGCCTCCACGCTGGACGGAGGCGTAGGCTGGTCCGTCTCGCTCGGATTCGTGGACGAGGCCTGGCGCGTCTCGCGTGACGTCGTGGACGGCTCGATCGCGCCGACCATGCTGGAGCGATCGTCGCCGCAGCTCGTTCTAGTCTCCACGGCCGGCGATGGAGGCTCGGACCTACTGCTCCAGGATCGGGAGGCCGCGATCGCGCAGGCCGCCGACCCGGACTCGGCGCGCATCCTGATCCTGGAATGGTCGGCGCCGGCGGAGGCCGATCCCGCCGACCGCGAGGCCTGGCGCGCCGCCTCGCCGCATTGGTCGCGCTCGCGGATCGAGGCGCTGGAACACGCCTACGCCACGACGCCGGAGAATGCCTGGCGAATCCAGTACCTAAACCAATGGGTCCGGAACGCGCGCGCCTGGCTCTCGGCGAGCCAATGGAAAGCCGGCGAGCGAACCACGATCGAATGGCCGACGTCGCCGGCAGGAACGGTCGCGATCGAGGCTCACGTCTCCGGGTTTCCCTATGGCCTCGTTCACGCGCTCGCCGACGATGCCGGCGAGGTTCGCGTCCACGGCGAAATCTTCCGCTCGCGCCGCGAGCTGTGGAGCTACCTGGAGGGACTGGCGCTCCAGCGGCGCGGCCTCACGCTCCTCCACTCGCCGGCGTTCGTCGGCCATATTCCCGGCTCGCTCCGAGGCGTTAAGGCGATCAAGGTCGGAATGGCCGAGCAATATTCCGCCTATGGGCCGACCGTGGCGGCCGCCACGGAGGGACGCATCCTCCACGAGCCGGAGGCCGACCTAACGGCGCAAGTCCTCAGCGCGGCTACGGTCTCGGTTCCGGATCGCGGAACCGTCCTCTCCTCGCGCGCGTCCACGTCGCCGATCTACCTGGCGCGCGCGATGGTATGGGCGGTCGGCCACGAGCTACGGCCGGAGGCGCGCCGCCGGCCGCTCGTGGTTACTGCGGCCGCCTAACGGCGCCGGCGGCGCGGCTCCATTTCCCGCGCCGCCTGAATGTCGTTTAGTGCCAGCTCCAGCTCGCCGGCGAGCATGAGGAGGCGAGTGGTCGCCGGATTGACGCGCGTTCCTCGCGTGGCCTTTTTGATCGCCGTCACGAGCGCCGAGGCGAGGACGGTATCCGTTCCGGCCAGCTCGCCGGCGAGCGCGCGCAATTCGTCCGGAGTGAATCCGGCGCCGCGTGGCATTAGCCGATGAGCGTTAGTAGCTCGTGCGCGAGCGCGACCGCTTCCGGCGTGGCCGGTATCCCGTTCGGGAACGCGCTTTTTAGGACCTTGCGCGCATCGATCCCGGTAGACGTTTGCGGCCGATCGGAGGCCTTGGCCTGGCGCTTTCGTTCCTGGTCGCGCCGTTTGCTGGAGCCGGCCACTCCATGAGCGCGATAGCGATGGGCGGCGAGTCCCTGGTTAGTGTCGAAAACGCGCTGGCATTCCGGACACCGGTAGCCGACCTGGAGCGCGCCGGCGTCCTCCTCGCTCGCCGGCGAGGGAGCCGGTTCGATTTGCGGATAGGCCACGAGCTGACCTCCTCGGTTTCGGGACTAGAGGCCGCGAGTATAGGAGTTTCCCGGATTGCCGGCGGCGCCGGCGTTTCCGATCCTGGAGCGCGTGAGACTGTTCCGGCTCCGGCGAGAGGAAACCGACGCTCCGCCTCGGCCGCCTCGTGGCGTCTCTCGGACGGGAACGCTCCTCCAGGTCGCCGAGGTTAATTACCCGGTAGACGCGATCGGCCGGGACGCGGCGCTTTCGATCCCGACCGTCCTGGCCTGCCGAAACCTGATCGTCGGCGCGGCCGTCCAAATGGGCATTTACGGCTATCGCGGCTCCGAGCGGCTGGAGCCGGGACCGCTGCTAACGCAGCCTGACCCGGACACGACCTGGCCGGCGACTCTCTCCGGGACGCTGGACGATTTGCTTTTCTACGGCCGCGCCTACTGGCGCGTCCTCGCGTTTGACGGCGCCGGCTCCGAGCTGCACCCTCGCGGCTTTCCGATCCGCGCGCGCTGGATTCCTCACGGCGAGGTAACGCCAAAGGTGATCGCCGACTCCGGCTCTTACTCCATCCTGGAGGGTTACATCGTCGCCGGCGAGCCGGAACTGGTCCCGCCGGACGAAATGATCCGGTTTGATTCGCCGGCGCCTGGCGTCCTGACGGTCGGCTACCGGACGCTTTCGGCCGCGCTCGCGATCGAGGCGGCCGCGCGCCGGTTCGCTGACGTGGAGCTACCCGCCGGCGTCCTCCAGAACGAGGGAACCGAGCTAGGCCCGGATGAGGCCTCCGAGCTGATCGCCGAGTTTCAGACGGCGCGCCAAACCAACGCGCTCGCGTTCCTCCAGGGAATCACCTATGAGCGAACCGACGTTAGCGCGGCCGACCTCCAGCTAATCGAGGCGCGCGCGCTCGCGGCTACGGAATGCTGCCGGCTGTTTAACGTCCCGGTCGCGCTCGCCTCGGCCAGCCCTAGCGGGAACGCCTCGGCGCTCCTCTACCAAAACCTTTCAACGCAGCTCGCCGCGTTTATCTCCTCGGCGGTCGCGACTCACCTAAAGACCGTGGAGGCCACGCTTTCGCTCCCGGCCGTGACGCCGCGCGGCCAGTCCGTCGCCTTTGACGTCCAGGCGTTCCTCCGCTCCGATCCGGAGGCGGCCTCGGCCTACGCGCGCGACCTCTACGCGGCCGACCTCGTGACGCGCGAGGAGGCGCGCGCGTTCCTCGGCATTCCGTCCACGTCCGAAACGTCGGACCTCACTCCAGGGAGGGTTTAGCGTGATCCAGCTCCAGGTAGACGTGGCGGCCGTAGACACCGGCCGCCGGCTGATCGAGGGAACGGCCGTTCCCTACGGCGAGGTTTCGGAGCCGATCGGCGGCCGCCGCTATCGGTTCGCGGCCGGCTCGCTCCGGCGCGCGCGCAGCTCTACGCCGATTCTCCTCGGCCACGACGATAACTCGCCGGTCGGCGTGGTCTCACGGCTCGTGGACGGCGAGCTAGGCGCGCAGCTCCAGGCTCGGATCGATCGGACGCCGGAGGGAGATACGGCGCTAGAGCAAGCGCGCAGCGGCTCGCGCGGCTCGTTTTCGATCGGTTTTGAGCTGGACGAATTCTCCGAGGCGGAGGACGGGATCGTAGACGTCCACGCGGCGCGGCTATGGGAGGCCTCCCTGGTTCCGCTCGGCGCGTTCGCCTCGGCGAACGTGACGCGCGTGGCCGCGCAGCGCGAGGAGGCGCCGGCCGAGGAGGAGGAGGAGGCCGAGGAGGAGGAGGAGGCCGAGGAGGAGGAGACCAATTCAAACCAACTCGCGCTAGGCGAGGAGGAGGAGGAGGAGGAGGAAATGCAAGAGGACACCGGCACGACCGCCGAGGCCGCCGAGCGCCGGCCGGCGATGCTCATGGCCACGCGCGAGCGCGCGCGCGACCTCGGAGCCGGCGAGCTGATCCGGCTCATGGTCGGCGCGCAGCATGGAGAGGCCGGCGCCGCGCAGCGGCTCCAGGCCGCGCTCCAGGAGTCAATCTCCACGGACGTCTCCGGCCTCCTGCCGCCGACGTATGAGCGAACCGTGATCGGCGGAAAGGACGTCCACCGGCCGCTGTATTCCGCATTCCGCTCGCGGCCTTTGCCTGGAGTCGGCCTCCAGGTCAATAAGCCGAAATGGACCACGCATCCGGACGGCGCTTGGGCGGCCGACGTGGACGCCGACGCGACCTCCACAAAGGTCGTGATCGGTTCTCAGTCGGCGACCGTCCTCCGATGGGATTGGGCCGGCGCGATCCCGTGGGTGGTGGTCCAGCGTTCCGATCCGTCCATCGTGGATGAGATTTACGCCGAGGCCGTCCAGGATTGGTATTACGACGTGGAGGCCAAGGTCGCCGGCGAGGTACTGGCGGCCGCTCCGGGCGCCGCGACCACGATGGGCGCCGCGATCGCGGAGTTTTACGTCGCGACCGGAAACTCCCGCTCGCCGGAGGTAATCATCATGGCGCCGGACGTTTGGGGAGCGTTCGCCGATGCCGGCGCGCTGAACGTCGCGCTCCTCCAGGGAGGCGTGGCCGCCGGCGACGCGCTCACGACGTCGTTTGCTGGTATTCCGGCGATCACGTCCGGAGCGATCGGCGCCGGCGTGACGATCATGGCCACGCGGCGCGCCGTGGACGCGCGCACGACGGAGCCGGTTCGCCTGACGGCCAACGCGATCGGCGCGCTGAACGTGGAGCTGGCCGTGGTCGGGGAGGGACTGTTCGATACCGATTACCCGGCCGAGCTGCTGAAATTCGCCGCGATCGTCCCGACCGTGGCCGACGTCGCCGGCGCCGCGAGGCGGAGCAAGTCCTAGCCGTGGACTGGATCACGCCGGAGGACGTCGCGACCTACCTGGACGTCCCTTACCCGGACGATGCCGGCCGGATTGACGGCGCTACGGTCGCGGTTAA